TATTTAAACTCACTTAAAAACTAAAATTATGGCACAATCAAAAGAATTAATAATTAAACACGATAATAAAGAGATAGAAATATCAGACTTAGACTATGACAAAGAAGTAGAGATTTATATTAGTCAAGAAGATGAGATTTCACTATCTATATTTTTAGAAGTAGAAGACTTAATTTGCATTAAGGCTCACATAGACTATATTTTAAACAAAGCAAAAAACTAAAATTATGGGATGGACTAATCCAGAAGACGATCAAGACAAAGAAAACAGATGTATGTACTGCAAAGAAGAATGTCAAAATCACTATTGCAGTAGGAAATGCGAAGAAGCAGATATTAACGATTAAAACTATGTTTAACTTAAAAAAACTGACAGAAGCAGAAAAAATATTAAGAGGTCAAATAACGACTTTTGAATGGTCTGATAATATAGATCAACCATTTGGAATGATAACCTATGATGCAGCTTTAAAAGCAGTAGAAAAAGCTTTAGCAATTAATAAAACCTAGAAACTATGAAAACACCAGTAAAGAATAAAACCCCGCATTTACCTCTAGAAAAGCTTAATGAAATAGTTGACTGGATTAAATCTCTACCAGAAAAAGAGCAATTTAAACTAAGTCCTTTAGACTTTATTCGTTTAGCCTACATGTTAGAGAAGTATAAAAACGATTAATAAAAACTAGAAACTATGAAAGAGATTTACAAGGCATTAGCCAATTTTCAGCAAGAAGTACCAGTAATTCATAAAGCTACACAGGGCTACGGGTATTCGTACTCAGACCTTCCAACTATCTTTGAGGTAATTAATCCACTCTTAAAAAAGAATGGTTTAGGCTTCACGCAATTACTACACGAAAACCAAATTGAAACTATTTTATTTCATGTAGAAAGCGGTCAAGAAATACGTTCACTTACTAACATTCCGCAAGATGTACAACTAGCAAAGATGAATCAGTTTCAAGTGTTAGGTAGTGCGGTTACATACATTAGAAGATACGCTTTGAGTGCTATGCTAGGAATTGTTACCGATAAAGATACAGATGCAGGAGGTGAGCAAAAGAAGGCAACGCCAGCAAAAGCAAAAGAGTTTACGGAACAGGACTTAAAAGTATTAACCGCCAAGTTAGCAGCATTAACCACAAGAAAAGAACTTAAAGAATTGTATGTAAGCAATCCTCAATATAAAGTTTCTAAGGATGCTGGGAAACTATTTACTAATCGAGGTATTGAACTAGGAGCATGATAGCGTTGATTGATTTAGATTCTATTCTTTACAAAGCAGTCTATAAGGTCGTATCTATAACACAGATGCGACAGGCTATCGAGTTGCATGGGAAAGAGCAAGCTAAACAATGGCTACTTGAAGAAGTCTACAACCAAGGCATCAACCGAGTAGAGAAGCAAGTATTAGAAATTGTAGAATACTTAGACTCAGTAATGTTTGAAGAAATTAGCGAGACTGAACTTTACATTACAACTTGCACAAAGTCTTTTAGAAAAGAATTAGCACCAAGTTATAAGTCAAATCGAAAGCGTAACAACTATGTATGGCTATTAAGAAATCACTACATGATTAACGATGCTAAGTATTCAGACACTTTGGAAGCTGATGATTTGATAGCTATAAGAGCTAAGGAGCTGGGTAAATCAGAATGTATAGTAGTTAGTCCCGACAAAGATTTAAAAACCATCGGTGGCTTCTATTGGAGTTACTACAAGCAAAAAGACAAAGACTTTGAAGGGAACTATTTATTTGACGATAACGGATTCCATGAGCAAAGTTTTAAGCAAAAAGAACCTATTTACTTAACAGATGACGATGCTAGTTTTTTATTTTGGCAACAAATGATAATGGGGGACACCTCAGACAATATTAAAGGCTTGCACCGTTGGGGAAAAGTAAAGTCTGAGAAGCTACTAAAGGCTAGTTCTTGCTATTGGTTTACAGTCGCTCGTAAGTACATAGAATTAAATCAAAAAGAAGATTGGAAAATTAACTATTCGCTCTTAAAACTAGGGAGCATAAACTAAACATTATGGAAGAAATAACACTAATACAAAAGCGTAAACTTTTAAAGTCATTTTTAATATTCTATGAAGGAGAGGGTAATTACCAAGGAGAACCTACAGAGGATATTATAGATGATTATCTAAATAGCATTAACAATTAAATAAATAAACATTATGAAAACAATAATAGGAATAATAGCAGGCTTAATTTTATTACCAATTAGATTTTATTTAATGTGGTATATTTTAACATCTATTGGCGCAACAGAACTACCTATGTTTATTTTTTGGTTCTCATTACCATTCGCAATATTAGTAGGAATACTTTCAGAAGTAGCAAAAAATAACAATTAAATAAATAAACATTATGGCATCACTAAACAGTATTTACATCAAAAAGGAAACCTTAAAAACTCTTTACCAAACACTAGAGAAGAAAGGCGAAAAAGGAATTGAGTTGACTATCTCAATTAATGAAGAAACAAACAACTATGGGCAAAACCTTAGTGCCTTTGTATCACAATCAAAGGAGCAAAGAGAAGCTAAAAACCCTAGATTCTACGTAGGTAATGGCAAATGCTTTTGGACTGACGGAGCTATTCAAATAGCAGACAAGCAACCGCAAGAAGAACAGGAAGTTAATAATACAGATGATGATGACGATTTACCATTTTAAAAAATAAAACTATGAAAACAAAAGCAAGCAATAACGCAAATCAATTACAAGAGCTTACTGGCAAGAAAGTAAGCGATAAGCAAAGGATATTAGACTATCTAAGAGACTATAAAAGGATAAGTATTTTTAGTTGTATTAATGCTTTAGGGATGCTTCATCAAACAGCATCAGCTAGACTTTCAGACTTACATGACGATGGTATTATAACACAAAGAGAAGGGGAAACTCATTCTTATTATATTCTATCAAAGAACCCTGAGAAAGTAAAAGAACAAAGGGAAAGAATTAAGATAGATGGACTTATAAAAAAACTTGAAGCCTATGGTTATGAAGTTATAAAAAAGTAGTATATTAGTAGTTCAGTTGCAGCCTATCAATCTTAGCAACTTAAAAAAATAGTAAAACCGTTTTGGATCTCCTGAGTTGATAGGCAGGGATTCAAAGCGGTTTTTTTATACAATAAATATTATGGAATTTAAAGGGACACCACAGTCGAAATGGAAAATTAAAGACATTTCAAGTATTAGTAAAACAGATATAGTTTGCGGTAAAACAAGAATTGCAGAAGTAAAACATTATTGTGGAAAAGATTTTCCACACGACCCTAATGAGGAAGAAGGTAAAGCCAACGCAAAACTAATTGCAGCAGCACCAGACTTATTAGAGGCTTTGCAAGGCTTATTATTAAATGGTCATAGCGACATGCAAATAGAAATATCACAATCAGCAATCAACAAAGCATTAAACTAAGGCTATGGAAGACAAGAAACAAAAGCCAAACTACTACGCTATCTTAACTGCTGATGTAAGATACGACAAGAGACTCACAGCTAACGCTAAACTATTATATGCAGAGATAACAGCCTTAACAAATGCTAAGGGTTACTGCTGGTCTACAAATGCGTATTTCGCTAACTTGTACGGTGTTTCTAATACTTCAATTAGCAAATGGGTATCACAATTAGTTAAATTAGGCTACCTAGATATGAAACTTATTTACAGAGAGGGTACTAAAGAAATCTTACATAGGTATTTAAGTTTAGTTAAAGAGGGTATAGAAGAAAAGTTACATACCCCTATTGAAGAAAAGTTAAAGGATAATAGTACAAGTTATAATACTAAAGTTAATACTAAAGAGAATAGGAAAAAAACCGCTCGCTTTGTTTCACCTACGATAGAAGATATATTTAATTATATGGCTCAAGAAAAAGGAAAAGGAAAAAGTTTCGCAAAAAAAGAAAGCGAAAAAATGTTTAACTTTTACGAATCAAAAGGATGGCTAGTAGGAAAAGCAAAGATGAAGAACTGGAAAGCGGCGGCTTCAAATTGGATAGCACGAGCAGAAACAGACTTCGCAACTAAAGATAAGCCAGCCTTTAAACTTAATACTAACAGACCAACTTAAAACTAAAATTATGAAAGAATACAATTTTAATATTAGAATAGTAATAAGCGGTAAAGATGCCGATGAACTAACCGAAGAGCAACTAACTGATTTTATTAAAGCGGAGTTAGCTACTGGTAGTTATGGATGGGATAATCCTTTAATAAGTGAGGACTTTGATTGCGATATAAATTATGTATTAATAAGCTAAAAAATAAAACCATGAACGAGAAAGAAATTGGAAAGCACAAGTACAACTCAATAATCAACAAATCAGAGTTAACAGATACAGAGAAGCGACAAATAAAGAAGTATGAAAGTGATCGAGGACTAAGCAAGGAACAAAAAGAAAAGGTCGCTGAATACTTTGAGAGCATTCAAGACAAGAAAACAGAATTACCAGAGTATGCAGATGCAGGTTTATTTAGTCTTTATAATACTTTTTTAAAATTTTACAAATTAGAAAACAACAAAGAGTTTAATCCAGATGCAAATAATGAAGAGTCAAGAACGTTTGTTTATACCTTGTTATCTTACTTATTTAAGAATAAAAAGTTTTACGATTCGCCAATACTAAACCAAACAATATCAAAGCCAGATTTAAAAAAAGGCTTGCTTGTTGTTGGCGGTACAGGATGCGGTAAGACTTCTACTTTTAAGGCAATACATAGTATGTTATTTACAGGCTGTACAACGCCAGTTAAGTTTATACTGGATATAAAGGGCAACTTGCAACCAATAACCCGCTACAAGCCTTTATTTGGCTTCTCAACGTGTAATGACGTAGTATCTGAATACGAGGGATTAAACACAGCAGAAGAAAAAACAAACTTTTGGAAGAAATACACAAAGGGTACAAGATACTTTGACGATCTTACTACGGAAAGAGAAGCAAGCAATTACGGGAAGGTAAACTTATTCCAAGAGATGTTTGAAAAGAGATCGATAGATTTGCCAAAGACTATAGCAACAATGAACTATCACGATCAAAGCGGAAGCCTAGAGCAGACACTAGACTATCTAGGGCAGAAGTATGGCTTTAGGGTGCATGATAGACTGTTTGAAATGTTTAACATAATCGAGTTAAAAGGAACTTCTTTAAGAAAATAGAAACTATGGAAGACAAAAACAAAATAAATCATTGCAAAGCTTGCGGAATTGAAACAGAAGATAAAGCTGAGCATTGCGAAGTATGCGAATGTAAAGGTAATGAAGCTTATAAGGAATAATAACTTTTATAACACCCGTATAAAAACACGTTTTAATGTTTTTTATACAATGTTATAAAAATAATTTGTCCAGTTTATTACTATAAAAACTGGACATTAAATAAGTAATAATGAACAAAAAGATATGCTCACCAAATTACAAAGCAAAGCCATACAAATCATGTAAAGAGCTTAAGTATATCTTTCGTTATGGTCTGTGTCAAAAGTGTTTTGCTCACTGGGCGCACTCAACAGAAGCAGGTGGAGAGTATATTAAGAAGGTAACAATACCACAAGCAAAGAAAGAAGTAAGAATAAAAGAACAAAAGCAAACCAAGGAAAAAAAGATTGAATTGCTATCTAAGGACGCATACAGAAAACAATATCTACAACCAGTAGTTAACGAGATAGTCAGAATAATAGACAAAGGAGAAGATTGTATAGCCAATGTGGATGCCTTTGCAGGGGATGCAGGTCATTTTATTTCATCAGGTTCTAATCGACAAACCGCTTTAAACCTTCATAACATACATTTGCAGTCTCGCAATTCAAACAGCTTTAAAGGTGGCGAAGATTTAAAATACTACAAAGGACTCATAAGAAAGTACGGGCAACAATACGCTGACTTTTGCGAGACATTACGACAAAGCAAACAACGCCACGCAAAGATTGACTACATAGAAGCCTTTGAGAAAGCAAAAGAGTTTAGACTAATGCTTAAAAAGAAAGATTTAGTCTACACAGCACAGCACCGCATAGAGTTACGCAACCAAGCCAACGAGTTTATTGGATTGTATGAGATAGAATTTTCAAAGTTTAACATTTAATTTGTTTGTATATCTGTTTGTTAGTTGTATATTTGTGTATAATTAAAACATAAAGCTATGAAAAATTCAATTTTATTACAAGAAGTAAAAGTAGGAGAAGAATTTATACTTCTAAACAAAAATGGTCTTCAGAAAACAAATTCTACTTATGTTATGGTGTATGTTCAGTCTAATAAATTGCTAGTAGATTACGAAAGATTTGATAAAAGTAAATTTTACGGGAGTATGTCTACACGACATAATCAGCACGTAGTTTTAGTATAAAAAATAAACGGGGTGTAAAACCCCTTTAACATTAAACCCATGAAGCAAGAAATACAAGTAATATGGCAAACGGCTATTAATTTAGGATTTAAATTTAATGAAAGTGATGCTCACGAAATGTGGTATCAAATAAATAAATTAAATATTAAGAAAAAAGAAAGAGAAATTGAAGATTATTATAATCATGTAAATAAAAGAAGTAAAACCATTTAACAACAAAGAACAACTAAAACCATGAAAGAAAAACACGAACTAATTAAAAGACTTTTACTAGAAGAAAAGACCTTAGAAGAAATAAGAATAGAAGCTTATACCTCATGGAGAACTATCTACAAGGTTATAGAAGACAACGGACTGCAAGAATACCGTAGCAAAGTAAAGAGGGAATACAAGGCAAAGAATGCAGTTAAGATGAATACACCTCAGGCAAAAGAAAATAAAAGGCAAACTATAATTAACAGAAGAAACGAGAAAAGTCTCTTCGGAAACAAAGCAAAAGAACAGGCTCTACTTGACGATAAAGTAAAAGAGCTAGGATATAAGAGTTGCTTTGATTACATCTCACAGCATGGAGCTATGAGCTTTAAAAATAACATATTAAGATAATGGAAGAGATAGAACAACTACTAGCAAAACTAAAGCGAGACCAAAACGCTTTACATACAGAATTTAAACACAAAATAACATTAATCTATACTGGCAATCAAAAAAAGTTCAAAGATGATACTTTTAGAGAGCTTGAAGACATTATAAGCTCGGTATTCAGTCTAACTTATATGTTCAAAAAAAGCAAAGAGCAACACTATGTAAGGGCTAGATCAGTATTTGATTATATACTTATAAGAAATGTAGGGTTTTCATGTAACGAAGTAGGCTCAGAAACAAGCAGGCATAGGACAACTATAATGAACTCATTATTTATTTTTGACTCATACATGAAAGAGAGAGAGTTTAAGAACAACTATGAAAAGGTAATGACTTTATTTGAAAAATATAAGAGTAGAAACTAACGTGTTGTATATGATTTCGGTTGTTTTTCGCAACTGAATTATATGCAATGTTACAAACTGATTAATTTTAATAATTACAAACCTTAAATATATAAAAATGAATAAATATTATCAAACATTACAAAACATCCTTGACAAAGGAAAAACTCAATCAAATAAAAAAGGTAATATAAAATACCTTATTAATGAAGTATTATCTATGGATAAAAAAGATTTATTAAAAATATTTGATGAACATAAAATAGCTAAGATTAAATTACAAAAAGAAATTGATTTGTACTTTAAAGGGATAACAGAAGTTAAAAAGTATAATGAAGTAGGGATTTTTTGGTGGGATTATTGTGCCCCTACTCTAATAAATAGTTATCCTACTTATTTTGAAAAATTACCAGCCCTAATAAGCAAAATAAATACCGAAAAAAGACCATCAAAAAATTACGTCTTATTTATAGGCGAAACAGGTATAAAAACAAATCAATTGCCTTGCATTAGTTTAATACAGTTCCAAATTAACGAAAACGAACTTTACATAACTGTATACCAAAGAAGCGCAGATAGTAATCTAGGTTTACCTTCTGACATTTATCAAATATTTTTAATAAGTAAGTTAATAGACATTCCTTTAGCTAATATTACCTTTTTTATAGGAAACGCCCACATTTATGAAAACAATATTGATAATACTTATGAACTATTAAAAGGAAACAAGCCTAAATTTAAACTTAACGTTTAACTTGTTTATAACGGACGAGTGTATAAAAAATAGCCATCACAGAATTTAATAAATAGAAACAAAATTAATAACTAAACAACTGCAATAGTTAAAATACCTAACGGCTATTGCTTATACATATTGTTAGGCACAGTTATATTATGGAAAGAAAATTTATAGACTTACGGATTACAGCAATCTCTGATGAAGATTTAAAAGACTTCTTAATCGCACTAAGAAAAATACAATATTGTGGTGATGTTGGTGCTAACAGATTATTACCGATACAAATTGATGGTGATGGCTCTGGTGGAATAAATATAGAAATGCACGAAAAGGAGATTGGTGATGTAAAATTAAAAAACTTACGAGAAATAGTTAATCTTGATGAAAATAAAACGAAAAATGTTGATGATGGTCATGATTTTGAAACCCACTATATTGGTGAGTAGTTCAAATTGTGCCTAACACCCGTATAAAGAAACGTTTTAATGTTTTTTATACTGTGTTAGATAACTAACAAAAAACAAAACCATGAATGAATTCTTACAAGCTTTCGCATTAGTCAGTATGATAGTTTTTATCATAGTATTAATTATATTTACAATAATAACAACAATTTTAAAATTTAAAAAAATGAGAAATATTAAAAGATTACTAAAAAG